TCCATGAAGCGATATGTTTTCTATCGGATCGTATACTAATCCTGTGGAATCTACAATCGCTTGATTAATAAATTCATTTATAGTTTCAGGCTTGTATGGTTGATCCCATATCTCATAGCTATCACCAGCGGCTGTAGCAAAAGACAACTGTTGTTGCAATGTTGCCCTGTAAGCAGATGCTGTGTAGTCGCTAATGATTCTAAATTCTGTACTATCAGAATTACTAGCGTCTGCAACAGCAACCCACTTTCCATTATAGCTATCATCTCCACCAACAAATGACAGTGAAATCAATGTCGTATTTGAGCCTGCATCATAAGCAGTCCCTGTGTGTAAAGCTCCTAAGTTAAAGCCTACTGCCTGCCTAAGTTGTTTTAGTGTTCTTCCTTGTATAGCTGGCATAGTTTGTCCTTATCGTCTTATTCGTTTTTTAGAAGATTTAGCAGCTTTCAAGGCCATAAGATACTTAGGGTCTTTTAAGCGTTTCTTCTGTTGTTCTGTTAGTTTTTTAGGTTCTCTGTTTGCCATTCTAGTACCTCTTTCTGGTCATTTTCTTACCAGTTTTTTTAGATGCTTTCTTGGCAGCAGCCATACCTTTAGGAGTGTACGGATATTTCTTTTTACCTACTTTAGGCATATCATTTCTCCTTTGCTTTTTTACCATCCCCTTCTTCAAGTTCAGCAATCCTTGCTTTAAGTTTTGCAACTTCTTCTTTTAAACCTAGTGATACTCGGTTCAGAGCTTTGTTCTGAATCCTCAGTGCCACGTTTGGGTCTTCTTGCATAACTCCTTGAATGTCGGATGTAGTTATTTGAATGTCTATATTTTCTTGTACCATTTCCTTTTCCTCCTAGAAATATAATTTTCCTGTCGTGCTTTCATTACGCTTACGCATATGCTTTCGCACTTCATTTAATGCTTTACCTATATCTTTTCTTTCTTGGGCAGTAGGCGGTCGCTTACTGTACTTTTCACGCACTTGGTCTTTAAAGGATTCGGCCGCCTTCCCCATCATTTCTTCTATGTGAGCTTTGCTAGTATCACCGTCAGCTAAGACAATAATCCTAGTAGCGTGTTCTTTGCCAAAATCATCCTTGGCTTTCACTAAAAGTGTATGCCTAGTTATTTGGCTTCCTGTTTCCGCATTGTATCCTACAGGGGAAGAACCTAGTGGTACTGTCCCCTGTGGAGTCCATAATTCCTTTTGCATTATTGTTTCCTGTTTATGCTCGTATTTGTAAGTCTACCAATGAATATTCAGTGGTTGCTCCTACATTGATAACACCACCAATGAGGAACTCTGCACTGGAGTCATCAGCCATAACATCACCAGAACCGTCAGTAGTAGAACCTGTCATCATGTTCTTACCTACAACTACAGTTCCGTTGGTTAATACTGCTGCTGGCCCAGAAGTCTGGAACCAACCATAGTAACCAGATGAAAGGTCTCTAGGTGGTATACCGACAACGACACCATCAATATCGTTTACATCAAAAACTTCTGCTGCTGCATAAATGCTTTTAGCTAAACCAACCTCTGAAGAAGTGGTTAATGCTGTAGCAACAAAGTCGTTTTCAAACAAGTCAATGGTTAAAGTTCCGCTAGTACCTGCTGCAGAGTGTCTCCATATTGGCCATACTTGACCTTCACCAGCTGCATCGTTAACAAAGATATAACCGTCTTCATAGTCTCCGACATCACCTCTGCTACCTGTGTAATATTCAGAACCAGAAATCGCTGTTGTAGCGTTGGTTACTGTGATTGCACCAATACCAGAAGCATTAGCAGAAACTGCTGCAGCTATAACTAAGTCTTTGATGTGACCTGATGAAGTAGCTTTACCCATAGCAATTTTACCTGCGGTAATAGCTTCACCAGTATATCCATAATAGAATGTTCTACCATCAGGTAAAACCATCTTTGTACCCAAGCGTCTTTTCTTAGACGATGTGGTTTCTTTCTCCATGCCATAATGGCCATAAATTATATTTGGGAATGACATATCATCCTCCTTTTATTTTGTACAGGGTCTAGCCCTGAGACCAACCGATAAAATAATTCGTTAGGCTCGGTCAATCGTTACACCTAACTATCTTCTGTTTTAAAGTGAGGCCCCATTGTCCTCTTTCCTTTGCCAGCTTCTGTTCGAGACTCTAAGCACCATCGACATTCACATGATTCAGATGGCGGCCAAGCAAGTAAACCTTGCCTAGCTTTGTTTCTTATGTAGGATGGTGCTCCGGGTACTCCCGAAACAGATGTTCCTACATTGCTAACAATTTCACCTTGAGGATTTGTCTGTGCTCTATGTCGATATAACGTAGTCTTTGCAGGCCACGAATCAACATAATCCCAGTTATATCCTACGCTATCGAGTTCTGCTCGAAGCTCTGTTCTTTCCTTAGTTGAAAAACTCATACTATCTCCTTATTAGGATGTTGCAGGTGTACCAGCATCAAGTGTTAAAGCAACACCTTTGCTATCGTCAAGCTCAAATACACCATAGTCAGCGGTAATAACTACCTCTGTTGCTCTTAAAGAGATGTCTCGGTCTTGTTCTTTATTCATATCAACAGACTTGAGAACACCTAATGCAGACCTGTCTGCGATAACACCAACAGCATCATCACTGCTGTCAATGCTAATGTTACCATCTTCAAAGATAGGTACACCGTTGATTGGGCGTAACCCACTGAAGAAGTTACCTAGTAAGTCAGCAGACCAACCTGCTGGTACTGGGTATGTGCTAGAAGCTGTTACTGCTGTGTTAGCAATGTCCCATACCGCAAATGGGTGTTGAACAATGTACACGTTAGAACCAAACTTCTTACCTTTAGCATAGGCTACAGCAGCACTGACGTTTGCCAAGCTCATGCTTCGTCCTGCAGCACCAATGTCGGTACTAAAACCAGAATAAAGAGCTAGCACGTCTACGTCTTTCTTTCTAGCCATACCATCACCGAGCTGTCGTCCGATCATGCTAAAGACATTCTCTGCAGATTGGCGAACCAATTTGTCTGTGAGAATAATTTTTGCACCCACTTCGGATGCAGTTAGGTCGACAGTGGTCATCCCAATGTCTTCCTCGTCTACGATATCAACCCCATCTGTGAGGTCTTGCATAGACATCTGTCCTACCTTAGGAACTGTTACTTGTTTGGCTCCCTTTGGTAGGGTGAACTGCTCAATCAAATTCATAGCTGGAGCGTTATGCTCTTCTGTGTAGCGAGCTGCAGCTATTATTATGTTCTGAGCGTTCTCAAGAGAACCTGTAGTTGCTGTTTGTGCCATTATAGCCTCCTTTTCAGCATTTTAAATAAACTACCCCATTCCCGCCGCTCTTCGTGCTGCAGCTTGATGGGCTTCTGATCTTTCACCTGCTATATATTCCTGCAACAAACGGTCTTGATTGCTTGTAGGTTCAGCAGCACCCTGGCTATTATCAAAAGCCTGTGGTGGAACCTGTCCCTGTTTTAATCTAGCAATCTCTGCTGCTTGTTGTCGAAGCTGAGCAATTCTCATTGCCTCACGCTCCATGTCTTGTGGAGTATTAAAATTACTTAATGCTCTAAAATCGTCTAACATTCGTTTGTCAGCTAGCTTGTGTTTTTCTAAGAAATGCAAAGCCGCTTCTCTTCTACCTTCTACGTTACGAACTAAGTTTAACGATTGATCTTGTTGATCTCGTAGTTGTTTTTGCGAGGTGACGTGTTGTTTGGCTAATTCTCTAGCGCTTTGTGGGTCGTGCCCTTGTTCCTGTGCTCTACGTTCTATAGCTTGAGCTTGCCTGTATATTTGTTGTTCCCATTGTTTTTGGGCATCAACTTGCTTCATTCGATGCAATTCTTCTATTTGTGATTGTATATTAGGATCTTGGTCTGACGGAGGAGCTGGTTGCTCTATAGCAATTGGATCTTCCTGCAAAGGCAATTCTCCTTGCACAGTTGCTTCTTGTTGCCCCTCCGTAGGAGCTACAGGTACTTCTGCTTCCTCCACAGGAGCGTCTTGCGTAGGTTCCTCAGTCGGAGCTTCA